GAGTAACTCGCGGTTCGGCGACAGTCAAAGGAGACTATATTGTTTCCTCTGGTATTTACGGCGCCTCGACTCACAAGGTCAAGGTCCGTGCTTACGTCGCTGCGGTCTTAGAGGTAGAGCGTCCAGATTCGGACCTCGCAAGCAGGTTAGGTTTAACGAACCTGCCTGGCATAGCATACGAGCTTGTCCCGTGGTCCTTTGTGGCCAATTGGGTTTTCAATCTCGAAGAGTACCTCGCTCAATTCGAAGACTTTCCTGGCGTCAGGGTGGTTAACCCCCACTATGGTGTCTCGATCGACGACGACTTTGCTATGTGGCTGGACGACGACTTGAGCCCTCCTGTGAGTCTGACTCACAGAGGTTCAGGGTTCGGCCGCAGTTTCAGGCGGACGGTGGGCTCGCTACCTACTCAAAGCTTGGGGCTTCGTCCCTCAATCGGAATGGGATTCTCGAGAGCGCTTAATGCGATCTCGCTTCTGGTGCAGAAGGGCATCAGAGGTCGTTAGGACCCTTTCGTAATTTTAAAGGCTCTCCTTTTGGAGCAAACTTTACCTAAAGAGGTATGACATATGCCAACAATGGCAAACATCACTGTGAAGGCCGCCAACGGGACGACTGACGTCGTCTACGTAGCTAAGTCGCCTTCGGCTGGGGACACTGTCCCGGCCATCTGGCGTAACGAGTCGGTGGGTACTGCACCCGCACATATGCCGGAGCTGCGGCTGACCTGGAGGGAATCCCCCAACGGGCAGAAGCGGCGCGGTCGTGCGACGTACGTGTACCCCCAAATCGCTACTGACACGACGACCTCTACTACTTCCGTGGTTGACAAGGCATCCGCTGGCGTTGATTTCGAATTGCCGAAAGGCTTTCCGATTACGAGCGCCAGTGAGTTCGCCGCTCAGTTCGGGAATCTGTTCGCGAGCGCGCTTGTGAAAGCGTGCAATGCGGACGGGTACTCGGCTCAGTAAAGTCAACTCGTCTAGGAAGGAAGAGGTCACAGCCCTATGCATGATGCAATAGCTGTAGCCCTATCTGTAATGGAAGGGCTTGCGTGTCCGCGTTCACTTGGGGTTAAAATCCTGATTGAATGTGGTGAGTGGCGACAACTCGCAGAGTTGCGCTGCGATCCGCGTCAGTACGCGACACCTGATGAATACTTCCGCGCCGCATCGGCAACGGAGTTCCTTCGCAAGTGTCCGGATCTCCCATTAGATGGTGTGAATCGCCGTGAGGCGGCTCTATCCAAATGGTGGGAGTCAGAGCGGCAGTGCTTTCGCACCAATGCTCGTCTTGCCCCGTTCGTCGGTCAAGGTGTTTTTCAACACCAAGTCGACGAGCGCGTGCACAGCTTTATCAGCCGTGTGCGGAAAAGGGTTTGGCGAGTGTTAGGTGCGAGACCGCCTTCTGAACTCAGCCCTAGGCTGGGACCTGGCGCGACGCAGAGTGACCGGTCAGGCTTTACCACAGTGCCTGATAAGTTCTCATCTGCGCTCACCCTGACCCCGAGCGCCTGGCCCTTCATTGTACCCTGGTTGGGTACTAAATGGGGGCAGGCACACGTTAAGCTCGGGCTGGTAGGGTCGGAGGTACGTGGTAACACGTACTTCACTGTCTCCAAGACAGCTCTTATCGACCGCTCATGCGGCAAGGAGCCAAGTCTCAATGGAGCTTATCAACTCGCCGCAGGGCGAGAGATAAGGGCGAGATTGTTCCGGTTTGCCGGGATCGATCTCGACCACGGTCACATAGAGCACGGAAAGCTTGCCCGTGAGGGTTCGCTAACTGGGTGCTATGCGACGATCGACCTTACGAGTGCGTCCGACACGGTAGCATACAACTTGGTCAAGTTGTTGTCGCCTCCTGCTTGGTTTGATCTCCTGGATAGCCTACGTAGTCCGTTCACTTCGGTGGACGGTAGGTGGGTGAAACTCGAGAAATTCTCAAGTATGGGAAACGGCTTTACCTTTGAGTTGGAAACCTTGTTATTCTGGGCCATAAGTTCAGAATGCCAGGCGCCGTATGATGAACATCAAGTTCGTGTATATGGTGACGACATAATCGTTCCGACTGAGAGTGCGAAAGACGTTGTCGGGGCTCTTTCCTATTTTGGATTCTCCTGTAATAAGGAGAAGACTTACGTGGAGGGAGCTTTCAGAGAGTCGTGCGGTTCGGACTACTTCCAAGGCGTGGCCGTGAGGCCTTATTACCTAGAAGGATTTCCGAATGAACCATCAGAATGGATCGCACTTGCCAATGGGATTCGACGCCTGGCTAACCAGGACCGTCGTTTTCCTCGCCGTTGGGCTGATCTTCGTCGTTCTTGGTTTCGGACTTTGGACAATCTTCCGACTCGCGTCAGAAGTATCCGTGGTCCCGAGACTCTCGGCGACGTCGTCATCCACGACGATGAGGAGCATTGGCGAACTCGCTGGCGCTCAAACTGCATCCGATACCTCCAGGTGTACCGCCCAAAGGCCCTTAGCAGGGTTCGATGGGAGGGATTTGCCTATGAGGTTCAGTTTGCAGCAGCACTGTATTTTGCGGGAAAGGGACGAGAGGGACCCACCAGAGACCCCTTAGGGAATCTGGTGCCTCGCGAACCCGTACTTACCCACAAAATCGGGTGGTTGCCATACTCGTGAGAGTTAGGCAGTTCCGTCGGGATAGACTCCGATGGAAGCGCATTCCGGACTTTGTCCGGCCCTACCTTTAACAAGTAGGGGGAGGGGCCGCTTTGGCCTATAACACGGGGC